AATATAGTTAAATAATAATTTAAAGATATAGCTTATTATTTATTAAAAATGGAACAACTTAATATTGTTGAACTTATTGAAAAGAATCCAGTAACAAAGTTATCTAAGGATTATAATGTTAAATTATTGACAAAAATTAAGGAAAATTTTACTGATTTTGAACAAAAATTATTTTTATCAAGTTTTTATTGTTATTTAAATTATGATTCAACAAATGATTTTATAATTGATTTAGATAACGTATGGAAATGGTTGGATTTTTGTCAAAAACAAAGAGCTAAAGAATTATTAGAAAAAAATTTTATTATTGAAAAAGATTATAAATGTTTGCTCACTCCTGAAAGTGAGCAAAAAAAAGGTAGAGGTGGACATAATAAACAAACTATAATGCTAACAATTAAATGTTTTAAATCGTTATGTTTAAAGGCTGGAACAAAAAAAGCTGATGAAATTCATGAATATTATATGAAACTTGAAGAAATATTACAAAAAACAATAGAAGAAGAAACTATTGAATTAAAATTACAATTACAAAAGAAAGATAATATAATAATTGAAAAACAAAAAGAGGTTGAACAAGCATTAATTAGTCAATTCCCTGTTAATACTGAATGTGTTTATTTTGGAACAATTGATAATACAAATGAAAATAAAGAAAAATTAATTAAGTTTGGACATACTAATGATCTTTCAAATAGAGTATCTTATCATCATAAGCATTACAATAATTTTATTCTTAAATATGCGTTTAGAGTTCAAAACAAAGTTGAAATAGAAAATCTTATTAAAAACTATCCAAAGATTAAACCACAAATTAGAACAATTAAAATTAATAACAAAAACAAAACAGAAATAATAGCATATGATGCTAATAATTTTACTATTGATAAATTAACTAAACATATAAAAGATATTATACATTCTAAAACCTATAGTATAGATAATTTTAACAGATTAATGAAACAAAATGAAGAATTAGAAAATGAAAATAGGGTATTGAAAGAAAAAAATAAGAATCAAGAAACGATGATTATTGAAAGAAATCTTAAAATTAATGAATTGACAGAAAAACTAGAAAAAAATCAAAAAATAATTGAGACTGTTAATAATGATAATCAATCTGTATATCAAAATGTATTATTACCGGAAGATGATATTAATAAAAAATTTAATGAGTTTGTAAGTAGTATTTGTATTGTACGACAAGATGTAGAAGAATTGTCTGTAAATATAGAAGGACGGTACCGTTTATGGAATCAAATAAAGCCGACTAAAGAAACATTTCACGCACTTAAAAATTATTTGGACATAAGATTTAAACCAAAACGTATTCAAGGTAATCATGGATATATTGGCATCAAATTAAAGCCTGTTGAATATAAAAAATCAAAGGAAAATTCAAATGTTGAAACATTTTTATTTCAAGTATGTCAATTTTCTGATTGTGGAAAAATTTTGAATTCTGTATTACTATCAGAATATCAAAAATGGAAAATATCTGTTGGTAAAGAATTGACAGAGAATGATATGAAAGAAATCAAAGAATATTTGAATGAGTCATCTTACGCTTTAAAGGCAACTGTATGGACATCTGAAGGAAATAATGAAGGATATTATGGTTTATCTTTAAAACAACATGATTACAAACCTAAACTTATATCATCAACTGGTAAAAAAGTATATAAGAGAGAAGTACAAAGCGATTTATTATTAGCAACATGGGATACAATCGCCAAAGCGGCTGAATTAGAAGGCATATCGGCAGCAAAGATGAGTCGATGTGTAAAAAATAAAATTATAATAGATGATTATTATTATAGTGTTATTTAATTATAAAATAAAAGTATATTATTTGACTCAACCCTTTTAAAGCTTGATTTAATCTACATTTTCAAGTGAATCTTTCGTATTAGCAAAAGGTCCGCTAACTAATTGGCTCTGACCATTATCTGTTTTTCCAACAACAATGTTCTCTCCTTCAAATAATTCCATACAAATATCAGCAGAAGAAATGTTCTCTTTCTCCTTCAAATTAAACTCTTGAGTGTTGGCATTATTGACACCAATTAAGTTACCTTGGTTGTCGATTGTTTGTGTTAAAGCATTACCTGATTTTTCGGCATTCTTAATGTTTTCTTCAATTGCTTTTTGTTTGGTTTCCTTAACACGTTGTTCAAATGCGGTCTTTGCGTTCGTTTCATTCTTGGTCTTCTCATGCATCAATTGGTTCAACTCTTCCTCCATATATTCTACACGACCTGTCTTATAAGCCTCTGGCTCCCAAGGCATCCACATTCCAACTGGGCCTACCATAATATCGTGGTTGGGATCAACCTCTCGTAGCATCTTACATCTCAATTCTGCTTCCTCCATTGTAGGATATGACCCCCTAATTTTGAGTCCTCTAGTACTCGTTTGAAAATTATGAGCGATTCCAAAATCTTTCTCTAATTCTTCTTCATTATTATCCAAAAATGTTTTGTAATCATCTTCCATACTTGTTTTTGACAAATTATCCTTTTCTTCCTTAACAAATTCTTTAAAGTCATTGGTTAAATCATCAAATGAAATATTGTATTTAAAAGAAACAAAATTAATGAACTGTACAAATTTTTCCATAGACTTATTCAAATCCCACTTCTTTAGGAATTGTTCAAAATAAAATATTTGTTTTTGTTTAATGATATTTTCTGGAGAAACAAAAGACACACATACAAATTTTTGTCCTGCTAGTGGTTTATCTTCTTCTAACAAATCAACGTATTTAGGATTATTTTTACCATTTACTTGTTTTCTTTCAAATCCAGATTTTTTTGAGGAGTTTCCTTTAGAACGATCCATTTTAATAAAATAGATAATTAATTTTAAGTTTTTTATCGCATATATTATTTTTTTCTTATTATTTAATATAAATGAACGGTTTAATTAACGTTGGTGAACTTGTAAAGAGAATCATTAAGTATCTTGTTGAGGGTTTAATGGTAGCTATTGCTGCCTATGCTATCCCTAAACGTTCCTTAAATATTGAGGAAATAATTTTAATCGCCTTAACTGCCGCTGCTACTTTCAGCATTTTGGATACTTATATTCCATCAATGGGAGCAACTGCTAGATCTGGTGCTGGTTTCGGTATTGGTGCTAATTTGGTTCGTTTCCCTGGTGGATTTTAAGATGTATTATGGTGGATAAATTAATTATTTAATAGAATTATTATAATTTTATTAAATAATAATGATAATATATTATATAAAATGGTAAGGATTACAAAAAGATATAATAGTAAAAAATCTAAAAAAACAAAAAGACGTGTTAGTAAAAAATCCAGAAAAATTAGAAAACCAATGAAAAAAAACCTTAGAGGTGGTAATGTTGACACGCTAGGTAGTGCTGATTTCAATCCAAATTTAGCATATGATAGCAAACAAAATGGAGGACGTAATGTAGGTGCAAATTGTAATGATCCTAATTATTCTATTTATAATACAAGAACCCTTACTCTTTTTCCATATAAACCGAATTAATTAGATATAATAAATATACAAATAATATAAAAAATTTATTAAACATTTATATTATTTACTATGCTTTGCTGTCAATCGTAACTTGTTTTGCTATATTTCGAATTATTTTATCTTCCTTTTCCAATTCATTATCTCCTTTTCCTCCTAATGCTTCTATAACTAATTTATTATATTGATCGGAAAATTTTGAATTACTTTTTATACAATCTGGATGCTTATATCTAAAATCATTTAGTAGTTTTGAATTTTTATGTGTTATGTATTTTATCGCTTTTCTTATTTTTTGTTTATTTTCATTTTCCTTTTCCCATTTATTTTCATCTTTTACATATATTACTTCTCTTTTAGTATCTGTACAATGAACAGGCCTTTTTGTTTCATCAAGTGAATTTAAATTTTTAACGATTATATTTGAAATTCCTTCAACATACCCAATTTTTCCAACATTTTCCAAATCTGTTAATTGTAGCTTAATTGAATCTACAAAATCCATTATATTCATTGCGTCTTTACAAGTTTCATTTAAAAAGAATTGAAGATTAAATGTTTTATTATGCGAATTTGTATGAGTAGTATTATAAGTGCCATTTTTAATAACTTCCATCATCATATTTTGTTGTTCCATCATCATATTTTTAAATCCAGATGTTTCTTTTATTAGTTCTGAATTTTGTTTAATAAGCATTAAAATTAATTGGTCTTTATCAGCTATTTCATCTTGTTTTTCATCATCACACATCATGTCAATATTACATTTTTTTTTGTGTCTCCATAATCCAGAATTATCTACATATTTTTTACCACAAACACACTCATAAGAGTTTTTTTGAGTTTTTACCATTGAAAAACATTGCGGATCATTGCTATTGTGTTTTTTGGTGTTATTATGTCTAGCGAAGTCATTTTTATTACACGATTTAAAGTTACATTTTTCACAGAAATATTCAATGAGTTTTTTTGAGTTTTTAGGATTGCTTACCATTGATATAATAGCAATATAAAAAACTCCTAAATTCTTTTTCAAAAAATATATAATTTCAAAAATAAAAATTATGGTCACATATTTAAAAAACTTTTTTAAACGTCGAGACGTTAATTTTTTTTATGGTCTCACGATTTTCATTTTTTGAACATATATTTGCAAAAATGAAAAATGGACATTTATAAATGTCCAAAAATGAAATTCCCAAATACTTTTGGAAAAATAAAATTACAGAAATTATATAATAAATTATTAAAGTAACTTAAAGAACAAGTTTATCAATAAATACTTGTTTTGCAATATTCTTAATTATTTTATCTTCCTTTTCCAATTCATTATCTCCTTTTCCTCCCAATGCTTCAATTACTAATTTATTATATTGATCTGAGTATTTAGAATCGCTTTTTATACAATCAGGATGTTTATTTCTAAAATCATTTAATAATTTTGAATTTTTATGTACTACACATTTAATGGCCTTTCTTATCTTTTGCTTATTTTCATTTTCTTTTTCCCATTTATTTTCATCTTTTATATACATTACTTCTCTCTTAGTATCTGTACAATGAATAGGTCTTTTTGTTTCATCAAGTGAATTTAGATTTTTAACGATTATATTTGAAATACCTTCCACATAACCAATTTTTCCAACATTTTCCAAATCCGAAAGCTGCAGTTTTACTGAATCTACAAAATCAGTTATGTTCATTGCATCTTTACACGTCTCATTTAAAAAGAATTGAAGATTAAATGTTTTATTATGTGAATTTGTATGAGTAGTATTATAAGTACCATTTTTAATAACTTCTATCATCATATTTTTAAACTCTGATGTTTCTTTTATTAATTCGGAATTTTGTTTAATAAGCATTAAAATTAATTGATCTTTATCGACTATTTCATCAGATTTTTCATCATCCAAAATTATGTCAATATTACATTTTTTTTTGTGATTAAATAGACTCTGACGATGTTTATATTCTTTACCGCAATTACAATTAAAACTACTTATTATATCGGCATTTTCGGCATCATAAATGTCAGTATTTGTCAGTATTTTGTAAGTATTTTGATGTTTTGATGTTAATAGATGTTTCGTGTAGTTCGATTTTTTAGAGCATTTAAAGTGACACGATTCACATATATATTTATCGGCATTTTTAGGCATTTTTTCGTCAGTCATATGTAAGTATAATATACTGACATAAAAAATGCCTAAATTCTTTAAAACTTATATTATATTTTAAATAAAAATTTAGCGTCACATATTTGAAAACTTTTTAAAAGCTACGTGACCTTAAATTTTTTTATGGTCTCACGTTTTTCATTTTCTAACATATATTTGCAAAAACGAAAAATGGACATTTATAAATGTCCAAAAATGAAATTCCCAAATACTTTTGGAAAAAATAAATTCATCATTTTATATAATAAATTAAAAATGATACTTAAAGAATTTAATTTTATTTTATAAATAAAATTAAAAATTAAATTGTAGGAATAAATTCCCAATCCAATTCTTCACATATTTTTTTCCATATGGTATCTTGTTCGATTCTTTTTTCACGATCCTTCAACATTGGGAAATGATCTAAATACTGTGTTTCACCTAGTAGCTCACATAACTTATATGCTGTATAATAATAGTTTAAAAAATTGACTCTATCATCTGGACAATATTTAGAATATGGAGATTGAAGTTTAATAAATAAATTACATAATGTTTCTTCTAATTCCGGTGACATAACAGGTGGTTTAATTCCTAATTTATCTTTTATAAATGGTATATGTTCATAATATTTATTGTAACCTAATTTTTTTAAAATTTCCTTTGTTTTGTTATTTGTTATTTGTAACATATCT